ACCAACCCCAAATACATCGAGACCCTGATCTACGCGATGATGGGCCACCGGATGCTGAACTCCACCCCGCGCACCCAGGCACCGCAGCCGGTCGTCCGTGCCGCACCACCGCGCGGCGCAGCACCACCGCCCCGGCCGGTGGAGGTCGTCCAGGCCGCCGCCGACGCCTTCGCCGCCAAACCCTCCTGGCAGAACGGCGCCGCCCTGCTCACCGCCCAGCAGGTCGCCGCCCGCCGCAGCGGCAACGGACATACAAACTGGTAGCCCCTTGCCTTCTTCCATCGCGTTTTGCTAGCAGGGCTTTCGTTCCGTGAGAGGCGTCACAGACCAACCTCTGCGGGAGACGTGCAGGCAGCCATGCGATGACATCGGGTTGCGCACCTCGCGGGAGTCAACACCAGACCAACCCGCTAAGGCCCCAACGCTGATAGTCGCTCCGGATGCAAACAGTCGTCCGAGGCCCTTTGGCCCCGGGCATAACCGTTTGCCCAGGAGCGACACATGGCATCCCCGCCCACGATGGGCGCCGCGCCAGCCAATACCTACACCCAGCCAGGCGCAGCAGGCTCAGTACGCGAAGACCTAGCCAACATAATTTGGAGGATCGACCCCGAGGAGACCCCTTTTGTATCGTCTCTGCAACGGGTGGGCGCCAAGCAGATCCTCACCGAGTGGCTGCTGCAGACCCTCAACACGGCCCAGGACGTGCCACAGCCCGAAGGCTTCACCGCGGTCATAAGCCCCGCCGTCAAGCCCGCCAGGCTCAACAACGTGTGCCAGATCTTCGCCCGCACCGTTGCCGTGTCGGGCACCCTGCGCAATGTCGATATCCCCGGCGGGGAGGATGAATACAATCGCCAGCTCGTGCTGCGCGGCCTGGAGCTGAAGCGCGACCTCGAGCTGGTCGCCACCGGCAACGTCATCAAAGCCAGCACCGACCCACGCCACATGGCCGGCATGGTTACGTGGTGCAACAACTGCGTCACCGGCGCTACCGGCACAGTCCCGGTCGGCGATGGCACCACCGCCGCCGTGCCAGGCACCGCCTACGACCTCACCCTGGCCAACGTGAACACCGTGGTGCAGCAGATCTGGCAAGCCGGCGGCAAGCCCACGCTCGCCATCATGTCGGGCAACGTGAAGAACTACTTCGCCACACTCGCCCAAGGCGGCACCGCCAACCCGATCGTGGCGCAGAATATCGTCACCGCCAGCCCGCGCGAGGAAATGACCATCCAGGGCGCGGTCGATGTCTACCGCACCAACTTCGGCACCCTGCAGCTGGCCCCGGACCGCTTCTGCCCGGCCCACCAGATCCTCATCATCACCCCGGAATATGTCGAACTCGCACCGCTGCCCAACCGCGACATGGTCCAGCAAAATCTCGCAGTCACGGGCGACAACACGCAGGGGATGTGCATCTTTGAGGGAACACTACGCGTGATGGCTCCACTAGCGCACGGGGCGATCGTCGGGCTCAACCAGTGACCGACCGCACAATCCTCGAGTCCTGGAACCCGGTCACCCGTCGCTCCACGGAACTCATCGTGGATGGCGAGACCGGGCTGCCGTTCATCGTCCACACCCAGGATCTGCAGCCGATCATCGAGCACTGCAAGCGGCTCGCTGCCAACTTCCAGGGCACCAACGACCAGGACATCACCCACGTCGCGTCTATCCCGCTGGTCATCTACCGCCAGTGGGAAGCGCTCGGCATCACCAAAGACGAACAACTGCTGAAACGCGAACTGGACAAGCCAGAAAACCGCGTTTTTCGCACTGATGGAGGCAGGAGACTGTAATGGCCCTCGGCACCACACCGCACCCGCAAGACAACCCGCAGATGCCCGCCCCCGGCACACCGGGCGCAACGCCGCACTCCACCGAGCCGCGCGATCCCTCGATGCCGTGGCTCGATCCGAACGATGACCTGGTGGACTGGGTCATGCTGTTTCGCTGCTACCCGCACGCCAATTCCAAGGAAAGCCTGCGGGCTGAGGCGATGAAGGCCGGCGTAGAGGCCGAGAAAGGCGCGGAGGCCGCCAAGGCGTCGAAGGACGTGCCGGCCAGCGAGCAGAAGGGCGAGCCGAGCATGGAACCGCCTCCACCGCCAGCGCCGCCGATGCACACGCTGGAGCATAAGGGCTCGCACTAAGTGGCGTCGCTACAGCAGTTGCAAGACGACACATTAGCGTACCTCAACCGCCAGGACGTGGTGAACCGCATCCCGTCCTGGGTGCTTGCGGTGGAGACCGAGCTCGCACAGACCCTGCGGGCGAGGTGTCAGGTCACCAGCGCCTATCAGAACATCGACCAGGCCTACATCCCGCTGCCGTCCGACTTTGCCACCATGGCCTCGATCCGGGATGCCACGACCGGCGTGGAACTGATCCTCAAGGACGAATGGTCCGGCAACTGGTTCGACCCGCAGCAGGACGACCGCAACACCAGCGTGATCTGGTACAACCCCACACCGCCAGCCTGCACGTCCTACCGCCTGGTGGCCAACTGCATCGAGTTCCTGCCGCACCCGGTGATACCAAACCCTCCCGATCCAACCTGGGTGCCACAGCAGGTGCTGATGGGGTGGTACGCCAAGCCGCGGCCGCTGGTCTTGCCGTCCGACACCAACCCAATCCTCGAGCAGCTCTACACCGTCTATCTGTGGGGCATGATCAAGCAGGGCGCCATGTTCGAGCTTGACGACGATCGCGTCTCCCAGGCCGACGCCGCGTGGCAACAGGCCATCACCAGGGCGAATTTGCACACGCAGCAGTCGGACTATAGCGGCGCGCCGTTTGTCGCCGAGATGGCCTGTAATTTCGCCTGATGGCCCTCACCATTCCCCTCGATGCCTGGGTGGCGCTGCTGGCAGGCTCGATGGAGATCGCGGGCAACGGCTACACCCGTGAGCCGGTGACGTTCGACTACACCGACGATGGTGTTACCGCCGCGAACCTCGAGACCGTGCAGTGGGCGGAGGCCGTCGGCAACTGGGGCACCATCACCGCCATCAACGTCTACGACGCGCCGACCGGCGGCACATTCCTGGGCTCGCTGGTGCCGGTCACACCGACCACGGTCAACCAGTACGAGAGGATCTACATCCCGGCCGGCGGCATGCAGGCGGTGCTGGGCTACGTGGCGTCGAAGTTCGGCGTCGGCACGTTCGGCACCGGCCGTTACGCCACCTCGTTCAGCGGGCTGCAGGCGGTCGCGTCGACCATCGGCAGTCCCTATAACGTCGGCGCCTATGGCGCTGGCCCCTATGAGCGCCTATCGCTCGGCGTGCTGCTGCTGAAGACGTTTGCTCCGGTGGCCCTGTGCGGCGGCACGTCCGGGCAATGGACACCCCACGGACCGTATGAAGTGGCATAGGAGGCGACCATCTCCGGAACCGATTATACCACGACGCCTAATCTAGCGCTCTACAAGCCGGTCTCCGGCGCCGATGTCGGCAACTGGGGAACGCATTGGAACAGCAATGCCGACAAACTAGACGGCCTGTTTCCCAACGGCAGCACCGGCACGTTCCTGCCCTTGAGCGGCGGCACCATGACCGGGCCGCTGAACTACACTGCAACCGGCGGCAACACCGCGCGCAGTGCGCAGGACCGTTTCGCCGACACCGTCAACGTGTTGGACTATGGCGCGAAGGGTAACACCATCGGCTTAGGCTCTGGCGCTATCACGGCCGGCACCAGCGCCTTCACCTGCACCACCGCGGCCTTCACCGCTGCCGATGTCGGCAAATCCATCAACGTGCATGGCTGCGGCACCGGGGGCGCACCGCAGCAGGGCACCATCACTGCCGTCACCAGCGGCACCGCACTGACCGTATCGTTTACCGCCGTCACGACGGTTTCCTCTGCTAATTTCCACTACGGCGCCGACGATACCTCAGCCATCACCGCCGCCATCACCGCTGCCAGAAGCGCCGCAAAGGGCGTCTACTTCCCGGCGCGCACCTACTGGCTGGCCACACAAACCGCCGCCATCTCGTTGACCCGCGTCGCCCTGATCGGCGAAGGCACGG